ATCGTTGCTGTTATGCCGCTGACAGTTCCCGTGAATGTCGGGCTTGCAAGATTGGCCTTTAGGTTAAGGGCTGTTTGCTGTGCTGTTGATACGGGTTTACCTGCGTCAGAAGTGTTGTCGACGCTACCTAGCCCCACCATTGTTTTAGTGATACCGCTAACAGTTCCAGTGAACGTAGGAGAGGCCAAGTTTGCTTTAAGATTCAGGGCAGTCTGCTGTGCGGTAGAGACAGGCTTATTCGCGTCAGTAGTGTTCGAGACGTTGTTAAGCGCAAGGTCTGTTTTCAGCGTAGCAAGCGTCTGCACTTCCGGTACTCCGGTCGCGGCAGTCTTGCGGTAGAAAACTGTGCCTGTTGCTACGTTTGCCATCTTCGCTAGCGTAACAGCGCTTGTAGCAATCGTTAGAGCGGTAGCGCCAGTAACATCGCCGGTATGCGTGACGTTAGACACCTTTGCGTCAAGCGCACTCTGTTGAGCGGTCGAGACAGGTTTGCTGGCATCGGATGTGTTATCCACTGAACCCAATCCAACCATGGCTTTAGTGACGCCACTTACCGTACCAGTAAAAGTTGGTGATGCAGAAAACACCAACGAACCCGTACCAGTTATCTCTGTTATTACTGATGCGAGCTGTACCGCACTCGTTGCAGCAAACTGCGACAGCGGACTTGAAGTTAGTGCATTACCACCAGAGGCTAATACCACCCAAGATGCACCACCCAAACCATCTTCACGAAGGAACTTACTACCACCAACCTCACCAGTAGAAAGTACGTCTGTGCCTTCGACTGCACCGCCGCCGCCAGCATCAAGCTGATCTTTTAACGCCTTACCTTGTGCCGCAGAAAGCGCTTCGGTAGTCGACACAGAAGTTAGAGTGTTATTGACAGATGATTTGTCCAGCTTCAAGTTAAGCGCAGTCTGAGCTGCAGTACTAACTGGCTTGGCCGCGTCCGCAGTGTTATCCACACTACCAAGACCGACCATAGACTTCGTGACGCCCGACACTGTTCCTGTGAACGTGGGGGAACCCAGATTAGCCTTTAGGTCCAAGGCCGTTTGCTGTGCAGTGGAGACAGGTTTGTTGAGGTCAGTCGTGTTATTGACACTGCCCAAACCAACCATAGCAGCAGTGACGCCGCTCACCGTTCCTGTGAATGTAGGCGAGGCTTTAGGCGCGAGTAAGTCCAGCGCTTCTGTAAGATTTGGTACGTCTGCAATACCCGAGACAGATCCACCAACGCCAGTCAGGCCAGAGCCATCACCAGCGAATGCCGTGGCCGTTACAGTGCCGGTAAACGTAGGCGAGGCGAGGTTCGATTTAAGGTCCAGAGCTGCCTGAGCTTCGACCGAGATGCCACCAATACCGCCACTAGCAACGGCAGCAGCAACGGCTTCAGCGGCAGCAGCCTCGGCCCCAGCACGGGCGTTCATCGCAGCAGTGGCATCGTCGGACAGGATCACATTGATGACAGTGCCACCAATGACGCCAGCTGATAAACCGGCTACCGGAGTGATTACAACATTGATTTCTGGCATTACGCATCCTCCACTGGCAGCTCACCGTAAATGTACGTTTGTTCAATATCTTCTGGAGAGCTGGGAGTGATTAGCCGAATGGCGTAGCGATAGGTGATCCCATTGATGAGAACGATTGTCTCGCTTCTCTCTACGTTGAAAGAGATAGTGCCTGCCAAACCGTCAGCATCATCCACGGCAATTGGAATTGTTTTCAGGATCGCGGCGGCATTATCCTCTTCGAAAACTGTAGTCTTTACAGTCATGATGAGAGTCTGTCCCGCTATCGATACAGGGCTGACGCCGTTGGAGAAATTTATTACGAAGGGGATTGTGTCGCCCCTCTGGATAGCTGAGAGGTTTACGATTTGAGCAGCTGCTACAGGCATGATCTACCTCAGATGAACTTGCCGCCAGAGACTGGTCGGCTCGAGTTTACATTCCCTGTGGAGATCCTGATTCGAGCTTTGGTAACCGCTGTTTCAAAGTTGCGCTTTTGTTCAGCAGAACCTTGTGGATTGTACCATTGCGAATCGGGCATTAACATCAAATTCGACGCCGCTCCTGCAGCAATCGCCTCACCCCAAACCTCTGCTAAATCGGTGTTGATTTCAGTCGCAGTCAGTGATGGTTTGAGTACTACATACACTTCGAATATCTCGCTCGTTGCCGGTATAGGGCCGAGCTTAATGTGACCGGCTTTGCTCGAGGCGTAGTACAACGCAGTGCCAGTTGAAACAGGTAGTGAGTCGGCAGATCCTGCAATGCTAAGAAAATTGGTTTCCCCGCGCTTTCTGACAGAGATGATGTTCATCACCGTCTCGGTTTCTTTACGACTGATCCGGACCTCGACGTCAGTGCCGCCAAAGCCAATAAGCTTCTTCTCTCGAAGGACTTGTGTCTCATCGCAGAATCGCCGAGCAGCTCTCAGCAGCTCGTTTTCGATGAGCACTCGAGGGCAGTCAGCAACGTAAGGCCTGACCAGTGGTACTAGGGCTGTAAGTAATGTCATGTCTTAGCTGCCATTGATGTATCGGCCTGTGTTCTGTCACCGATGGATTGTCTGAATGAGGCTAGGTATCCAGCTGCTTTCGCATCGTTACCCGCTGTCTCTGAATCTTTGCTCCACGCCATGTACTGCATGTAGAGCTTTATGGCCACCGACCAGATGTCATCGATGGGGATTGCTGCGCCTTCCACGATAGCCGCTGGAGACTTCGATACCGTGATCGTGGCGACTTGCGCTGCCACTGGCTGCGGGTAGAGAAAGAACGTGCGAGGATCTCTCTCATCATAAATATAATGCTCAGCTGGGCCTGTCGCTTCTGAGCGCCAGCCTCTGATGTGAGTGTCAATAAAATGGCGATCTATCTTGCTGATCGCATCACCGTCATGGTTTGCCAGAACATCGATAAGTCTTATGGCGTCAGCAGCAAGTGTCTGGCGACAACCAGCCGCCAAAGTGAACGACTCTGTGACCGTATAGGTATCAGGTCGCTTATTTACAATCTCCTTGATCGCATCGTTTAGATAGCTAAGTAAAACCGTGTTAGTCCAATGGACTTTCGCAACATCGGTTAATAGCTCAGCTACCTCACCAATCAGGGTGGATGCGAGTAATGTTGACGCCATAAGTTTCTCCGATTTCTAAGCTTGTAAAACGCCATCAACCGGCGCTACTTTTTTGGGTCCAGCGTGTGGTCTTAAGCCTTGTCGACGGGCTAGGCGTCTTAACGGCTCATTAGCATTTACGAGGCGACCATCGCGAGTCTCAAAGAAAGGGCAGTTCTCGTCAGTAAGCTCGATCAAATCTTCATCAGAGTCTTCATCAGGCTGCTCAGCCGCAGGCGCCTGAGTGATTTCATCTGGCGCTTTTTTCTCGCCGTCACCTGTCGCACTCCACGGATCATGCTCAGTAAGTTCTGCAACGTCATCGCCGTCAGTGCCGAACACCATTGGCAACGATTCGTTATCCACTGGCGCTTGTGTTATTTCCGGTGCCGGTACAGCCACTGGTGTGGGCGCTAACGCTGCCGCAACCCCTGCTTTTTTCCCAGCTTTGCTTTTAGCCATGCTTATCCTGTGAATCTATCTAGTTGGTTAAAATGAAAGGGGAAGGGATCGCTCCCCTCCCCCGTCATCACTACTGCTATGCAGTCAGTACAGCGTGACCTAGCATGTTTGTCTTGATCACTTCGAAACCGAAGACGAACAGAGAACGCGCAAGCGTACCGAAGTCGTTAGGGTTAGGAATCTCGTCCATCTCAGTGATCTGACCAGCGAAGGTCAGAGCGGACTTGTGGCCGAATACGATGTCGTACTTACCAGCAGTCACATTCACGTTGTTAGACGAGTAGATCGTGAAGCGATCGATACTGCCGACACGACCATTACGCAGAGTAGACTGGCTATCTCCGGTGATGCTCGCATCCTTCAGATCGGACTTCTTGATCATGCCCATGATACGGGCAGGAAGAACCAGCCATCGGTTCGTTTCTGGAGCTGACTGCTCATCCAAAACCGTACCCATGTCGACGATCACGTCCAATACATTCGTCTTAGTAACTGCCAGCGGAGTAACCGCCGAACCAAGGCTAATATTAGCAGAGATACGACCAGCCGTTAGGCCTGCGTTCTGGGCGTGTGCTGACGCTGGGATCGCGCCAAGGATGTCGGTATCAACAGAGATCTTCATCTGCTCGCCACCGTCTGTCGCCCACTGGTTCATCAGATTGATATCTGACTGGTGCTTGTCGACAGTCTTTAGCTCGAAGGCAAAGTACTTGCCCTGATCAATGTTCAATTCTACGTTCGCAGACTCAGGCTGTTGGTATGTCAGCGCTTGGCCTTTGATGTAGTTATTGATAGTGATCGAAGCCACTGTGCGGATAACGACCTTGTCGCCGTGTGCTGAGATTTCACCCTCGTAATCGGTGTTTGCAATCTCACCGAATACGGTCGCATCGTAGAATTTCTCTACGAGCTTTGCTGACCAAATCTGAGGGATGAATTTAGAGGTGTTGTTGGCACCTGTTGAGGAGTAGTTCGCTACTCCACCGGCTACTGCTAGACCCATGGTAATGCTCCTAAAAGGAACGCCTCATGAGTGACGGATATCACCCATTCGTTGAGGCGAATATTTCTTTTTCCAAATCAGCAGCTTCTTTTTCCGTGTACTTCTTGTTCCGCTTATCAGTATAAAACTGAGAGATTGTCGCGGCGTTCCATGCACGGGTTTGCGTTACCGGATCAGGATTGCCTGTGTCGCCGACTCTTACGTGGCGATTCAGATCCGCAGCCGGTTTGGCTTGAGAAACTTTTGATTCGGGGCTATTGGCATGCCCTTTGGCATAGGCAATGAAGAAGCGAGCAGTTCGGTCCAGATCGTTAGAGTTGAATGCATCAGACAGCAGCTGGTGTCGCACTTTCCCAGACATATCGTCTACTTGCTGAAGCCAGTCTTCGACGAACACCGGATCGGTGTTAATTTCGTCGTAATCGATATCAGACTTAGCGAGCAGAGTTCGTAGCCGGTTGGCACGGTCAGTCACTGCATTCGTTGAAACATTCTTGTCCACCGTGTTGACTCGATCGAGCACCGGATCCACCATCTTCTGCACGACAGCCAAGATCCCATCAACAAGCTCTGCAGGGTAATTCTCCCGCAGACTATCAAGGTCCGGACTATTGATTGGTGATGGCTTAGGCGCTGCGTTAAGAAGGCCTGTGAGACGAGATACTTCCGAGCGAAGGTTATTCACTTCGGTTGCATCAGCTGCCCCAGTTTGCTTCTCTTTTAACGCTCTCAGCTCTTGAGATAGACGTGGCACTTCAGCGTTGTATTTCCCTTGCAGGATCTGGTAGCGCTGCTTCCACTTATCATCTTCGTCGCCGAGCGGTTCAACTAACGGTTGATCTGTACTTTTCTCAGGAGCCTTTTTTTCAGGTGTTCCTGATACCGCGCTCTCTGAATCACCTTCGACCACGACAGCCGCCTTCTCCCTATCCAGCACTTCAACTGGCACTAAGGTTGGGTCGGTTTTATCGGATGAGATAAATTCATTTGCACGTTCTGCTTGTTTTCTTACTGCTTCTGGTACTGGCATAAATTTTTTCCTTTGAGTCAGCCACGGAGTCCGGTGTTCGAATGGGATCGAGTCGGATGTGCTGGTGTTCAGATTGGATGGTTTAAAGGGAGCAACTCTGGAGCCTAGAGCGAAGTAACTCTGGGTGTTCCGTCTGCTGCTTTTGAAGCTCTTAGCAAGTTGGCATGGTCATCAGCTTGGCTGATGGTAGTAAGCAACTCACTAAGGTACTGAGCAGCCCCCTGATTCGTATGTAGAACAGGTGGCTGCGCGGTTCGGTTTTGCACGTCAAGCTTGGATAGAGTTTCCTCCATTGCTTCGACGAGCAGTTCAAAGTCTGGTGACTTCTTAAGCTGGCAAAGGGCAAAGACGAGTCTGGATTTCTTCTCAGCTTGGCCCTCATAAAGTTTGTATTTATTAAACACTGGCGGCGCCTTGCTGCTGGGCAGAAGGTGCCGGTTGTACTTGATTCATCTGCTGCTGCTCGGCCTGCATCATCTGCTCGGCCTTCGCCTTGTTCTTCTCTCGAAGCTCTTCTGCTGTTGGAAGTATCCTGTCGACCGGCAAGCTGCCAGACTTCATGACTTCCGCGAGCATTGCTAGGCGACCCTCTTGACCGATGATCTCCATGTCCGTTGGGTTGTTTGTCTGGGCCAGCAACTGAGCCTGACGAATCTGCGCTTGTTCCTTATGCACCAGAGACTCACTGCCTCGGGCCTTCGGTATCAAATCGCCTTTGATGTTAATGTCATCGCTGGTGAGCATTAGGTGGTTGTACGCCTTGCCCACGACCGGCTCGATGACGTAGATGTCCACCATGCGAACCAAGTGCTTGATAGACTTGCTGGCAGCGTTCAGGAGCATCGATAGCCCTGATGCCGTATTGGCAGCACCGGCAGTCGAGTCTGAGCCTTGTGCGTAAGCTGGGAGGCCACAGATGTCATCGCCGTATCGAGAGAATCTCTCGTAAATAGCCATAAGCTCTGAAGCGTTACTCTGGGGCTGGAAGAAACCGATACCGGCACCAGATCCACCGTTAGGATTAGACGAGCTTTGCCAAGGTTTCCATGGGTACATCTCATGAATGTTCTGCCCCTCTGCCAGCCGGTCCATCTCTACCCAGACCATTGGGCCAGAGGCCATGCCCATGTTGTTGATCAGCGCTCGAGCAGCAGCGTTACAAGTGTCGGCCGTATCTGCTAGTGACTCAGGAAGAGCTGTGCCCCAGAACGAGCTAGGAACATTCTCCCAGCAGGCCTTGAAGAAGTCGCTTTTGCCAGACGGATCTGGGTTAACGACTGCCCGAATAACATGGGTGCCGACTACCATCACCGAGACGGAGTACTCTTCGAAGGGGTCATCTATCTCACTTTCACTCATGCCCCAGTCAAGAAGAGTCTGACCGCGCAGGGATCCGCTGTACTCGATCGCATCGATGTCGGCTGTTTTGTGTAGTGTAGAGCGACCCTCGAGAGCTGCTCTTTCAGTCTCGGACCACATCCACTCTTTCAAGCCACCTTCACCATACTGAGCCAGCACCATCGCGATGCCTTCTGCGTTGTAACCTTCTGCAGATCTCATGTCGGACAGATCCTGACGAGTAAGTGTTTGGTGTTCGATAA